CCCGCTCAGTGAGTATTACTCACAAACACCGTTACCCAGTTACCCGGGTAAACGGTGATACCTCGGTCTTGACGTCACAAACGCCAGGGTCCGAAGTCGGTCCAAGGGCCATAAAAAGCCCTGGCTACTAGCTTGTGACTGGATCCCCGTCCTACTCTAGGAGAAGTAGGAACAGGTTGCTCATCAAAGAGCCCAGTTACACAACCGTCCTTCAATCTATATAGCTGAGAAGCTATACCCCCAAGCATGTTAAGTGCCGGGGACGCCTGAAGAGGCGCAGATTGGAACCTTAACCCAGAAACGCCTTCCCAACCATCCTTATTAGAGATGAGAAAGGCAGACGTTTGGGACTCGTCCCAGTTACTTTTTATTCCGTCGGAATCTCCTGCATGGCAGGAGACACGAAGGTGTAGAGCCACTGAACGAGGGATCGCCCGCAAGACGGAACGCCATGGCTTAAACAGTCGACGAGAACAACCAAAATGGTTATTCCACCGATGACTAAGCAGACGCAAACCGTTAGCAAGGCGAAAGAGATGTTGAATCTCATGAAGGTTCTCTTTTTGGAAAAAGGGACGGATATCGTGCCCATCAAAGTAATCCTTGCCGCATGATTCTCGGAAAAGTCCAGACTTAAACGATTTCGCCGTATTAACGGTAAAACCGCAAAAAGAAAGGACTTCAACCAGAAGGTCATAAGCACGGGTATCTACAATGATGTCATCACCATAGACTCTAGCACTAGTGTGTTCGAGCCCTAAGTGACGATTCACAGCTGAGACGAGACTCATAAAAATGAGAGTCTCTAACTCAAATGTGAAACCGTTCCCCATGGAGGAGAATTTCTCATAGGACAACCATTGATCATCCAGCAGTCCAAATTTGGACCGAACTGAATCCATCCTTTCAAACCACTCAGTGGGAAGAAAGAAACGGACCAGCTCCTTCGCGACAGTGTCGCTGGCACTGGACAAGTCTATAGTTGCTAGAGAACCGTCTATGGATCCGAGTTTAGCAAGCTCCTGATTAGGAACTTGATCATTCAGATCTAACCCATAGTTAATCAGCAATTTTCGCCTAATCATCGCACCTAACCCAAGTTGGGCATAGATGTTAAGAAGAGGCTCGATTGCAATTGTTCTATGAGTTACGGCGGTCTTAGGAACGAAAGCTATACGGTTGCCAGGTACGAGGTCTAGATCCTCTTCTTGGATAATGGGCCAAAACCCAGAATCTTCAGAGTCGGTAATAGACCTCGCCCAATGGGGCTGACTCATCACGAGTAGAGCTCCAATGTCAACCATGTCTTTCGACACGGATGGACGGACCTGCAGCTTATCGTAAAGGGACGTAAGTCCCTTGGCCTCCGAGTGCGTAAATGTACCCGGACCAAATCGACACGCGTAGAGCCACTCTCGAGAATTTACCTTCGAACCTAGGACTCTTTGTACTTCGTTGGCAGCCATCGAGATGATAGCCGTCACCAACGTCGGGGTAAAAGACCCCGAACAAAGTTTCCTAAATCGACGATTAGTTCTCAAACACGCTTCTTCAGCCTCGAAGAATTTCTTTTTGGCTGCGGCAACGGGGTCAATACCTTCGACTTCAAAGGGGACCTTTTTGAGAAACGAGACAGCTTGATAGCTGTCACGAGCCTCGATAGGATCTCGGAAGTCAGTAAAGGTAACAGACTTCGAAAGAAGCTGTTCATACTCGTTGTACCTCAGAAGAATCTCACATGAAAGTGAGACAGGTGTGTTGAGTGATTCAAACAGATCAGTAGCAACACGGTTCAAGAGCCCAGAAGGGCTCTTAAAATCTCTCAAACAAAGTTTGAGAGAACCGAAGAGGGCAGATTTCTTATTGTTTGCCCTCAGTTTGGTCAAACCGGGAATCCAGTAAACGGGTCGCGAGTCAAATCATGATGGGACGTCTTCCCAGACGTTTTCTCAATCAGTGACTTATGCAGCACCGGAAACGGGACGAGGGGCTCTGACTCGACGGAGACGTATGGAACGTCCCACCGAGTTGAAACCCCAAGCCTTTTACAGTTCCCAGACGCCGGAGGGTTATCGACGTAAAGTCGATGACCTATAGGGCGCCCTTCACTATCCTCCTCAATTTCGAGGATGATTCCCCTCAATTTCAACTTCGCATCAATCTCTGCCAGCTTACTCAGCTGATCAGAAATGAATACGTAGTCCGTGAGAGTCACGTCTTCAAAAGAGAGGATATGACTCAGCGAGTCCAGGCTTTGCGCCAAGGACTGAAGGGTTTTCAAGTTGCTTGAAAAACTCATGGGAACCTCCAAAGAAAGTTAGGAAGGAATAGCGCCAGACTCAGCTGCGGTCTTGACGATGGCTTGCGATGCCGCTTCCTTGAAGCGAGCAAACAATTCATCGACCTCAGCCACGGTGAGCTTGGCAGGACGAAGGATCTCGAAGGTAGCCGTCAAGGTACCATCGAGCAGACCAGACGTGCCATTGATTACTGGACGCGTCAATTTGCCCCGAGTGCGATAAACACCCGCGTTCTTGTCAGCCGGGATAACCCGGGACATGACAAAACGTGAAGTCCCCAAGATCGACGTGGCGCCACTTTCGACCCATTCAACGCTATCGGGGTTAACCGAATAGACATCGAATGTGACGTTAGCGGCGGCGTTGTTCTTGAGGGTGAGGGCGGCTGCTGCAGCCATATGTGAACTCCTAAAAGAAGGGAAGGTTAAAGACGGGCATTACTGCCACGGTAACTGCCTCTTATGAGAGCTAGAGAAGTAACGAGCTTCTGAAAAGAAAGGCTAGTCACTGAAGTAGATCTCATATGAAGGTCAGCAGGGTTGAAGGAAGGAACCCCACGGCCATACTGGCGCTTCCGAAGAGACGTCATCACTCCTGTCTCCGAGTAATTATTCGACCCACTACTACGCGCTACCGGAGGGTAGACGCGAGTGTAAGTGAAGTCATACAAAGAAGACATCATGCTACGTCTTAAGGTAACACCATGCATAGCTGTGAGCCCCTCTAGCCAGTCGCCGACTGATAGAAACCAGTCGAACACGAAGCTATAAGGGACAAGCTCCCATGCTATCAATGCCGGGTTAGTAACGCCCAGCTGTTGTAGCTCAGCCATATGGGGATTTTCCAATTCACACCAAAACCTCGTGCGCACTGCAGTTTCATAACTGTAGAAATGACTTACAAGCGCCGTAGGTGGAATACCGAAAGGGGTATAGACTTCAGTCCACGTTTGGGAAAACGTGTACGATGCTCTAGAGCTCTCAGTAAACCTGACTTTTCTTCCGACATGCTGCTGAGCAAAAAACTCAGCAGTGCCCTTAACATCCATCAGTAACGGCATCCAGCCGTACTTGTACTCCAACCAGGACTTATGAGCCCGTTTGGGGGTGATGTTAAGGAGTCGAGCAACCTCCTGTAGGTTGCCTCTCCGAAACGCTCTGTAAGCTCTATCAATACGGCGAGCCGTATCATAGATCAAATCAGAAGTTCTGGAGGCTTCCGCGAAAGCAACACCAATGTTGACTTTTGCATCAGCAATACTTCCTAATACCCTTACAAGTGCGTCATTCTCTCCTTTCGAGATATGAGCTGGACATGGAGAAGCAGTGAAAACACTGCCAATCAATGTATCAAGGTCAGATCCCGTATAGAGATATTGAGGCGCAACGAGGTACGAGCCGTTATTCGACGCAGAATATAAACTCTGCGAATAGCGACGGACCGTATCATCGTACCGGTTAACCGGTTTAGAGTCCTTAGGAAGAGCACCGAAATTCGGAGTGTTAACCCACGTACGATATCGACCGTAGTATTGGTTCTGTTTTAAAGAAGCAATAGACGACCAGGTATCTTGGGTGGGCATAATAATTCCAGAATGAAGGTGAACGGACTTACAAGGTCCACAGGTCAAAGGAACGTCTCACGACGATCCCTTTGGTGTCTCGCGACACGAGTTAGACTCTCTATCGAGATCTAACCATCCAAGCAACCACGCGTCAAGAACGCGCATCCCTTGCGGGATAGGGAAAGTGAAATCGAAAGGGATAAGATCCCAATCGACGTCACGATCGTTACGATCGCTCTGATGACAGGGTGGGGAATGTTTAATCATATCTCACTCCTGACTCAGTTAAGGCACAAAAGAGCCCCGTTCACTAATCCATAGATGGGAGTCCCCTGGGGGCATCCTTAGGATAGTGGTAACGGAATGCTGACTTGCTCAGACATGAAGGCTCACTGCGATAGCAGTAGAAAGAGTAGAGTCCTAGGACCTTTCGGTCCT